GCTCCATAATTCCCTGTAGCAGATGCAAAACCATGTCGCTCGTCTGATCCTGCCTCTTTGTTTACCTTACTCATAGTAAAATCAATAGCCATCTTTACAAGTCCTGCAATAGATAATCTAGCTCCGATCTTAATATCAGTAGCACATACCTTAGTATTATCTCCGCTCTTATCCATCTCTCCAGATAACTCTACCTCATGGAATACGCTATGTGCTGGATCATAATATCCGAAACAATCTAACGGATACTCGCAAGCGTGAAAACCTGTATCACAGCACTCCGCTCTTTCTGTGTGAAATTCCTTACCCTCCTCATACTGATAACCTCTACAGGTAAGATCCTTGTTAAATCCTTTAAATGCTCTCATAGATTTTTCTCCTTTTCTATGTGTGTTATTTTTATTGATAAATAACTTAATCCTCAATATGAGGAAAATTTAGATAGTTTTTGAAAAATATTTTATTTACTGCTTTCCATTCTTTCTCTGGTACGGTTTACCTTAAAGGTCTTAACCGCTAAGAGCTCATCCTCTGGGATCTGGAGGAGATACTTTACCTGCTCCAGCATTAACTCTACATCTGCGATCTCCTCTACTAAGTTATCTCTGGCAATAGCCTTTTTATTCTCCGCTACAGGCTGTCCTAGTCCTGTTTCTACTCTACGGTACTTATTTACCGCCTGTATGAGCTCTGCACACTCCTCTACTAACTGGTTACTCTGTGCCTCATACCCATAGTACTTAGCTGTTTCTAAGTTCATCTCTCTAATTTTACACATAATATTTTCCTCGCTTTTTATAATAATCTCCAGTTCTCTAATACCTTTTCCATACTGCTATACGGACACCACGCCTTAGAGTTTTTATCATATACACATAAACACGGTACAGGATCCGCTCTACTGGTTTTACACCTCTTTACCATCTTACAGGCTGTTTCTATCGTGTATATCTGCCCTGTAATAAAGCCCATAGATGTTTTACCGATAAACTCAGCTCTCACTATTCTAAGTGCCTCCTTATCAATGCTCTTATACCGTTTCCTGTTAAGTTATCCAGATCCACTAAGCGATCATCCAGCCCTCCTAAGGCATCTATAACCGCTCTGAGTGCCTCCCTGCTCTTATACAGATCCTCCATTAAAGTATCCTCAATGAGGTAATACTCCTTAGGATCTCCAAAAGATACCGCTATGGCATAATCCTCTTTTCTCATGGCTAAACTCTGCTCCTTAGCCTTATCTATCCAGTTTTTTTTTACTGTGATACTCTGGCTAGGGTTCATCTTTGTTTTTGCCTCTATAAAGAGATCTCCTGCTATTACATCCCCTTTTAGGAATGGAGTAGATCCAGATCCTACTACCTGCCTACCTCCTATAGCCTTAGCTATACGCTTTTCCTGTATTGAGCTCTTAGCTCTTGTACTATCTTTCAATTTCAATCTCCGCCTCCAGATCTAAATAATCTCCTCTTATATTCTTCCACACCTTTTCTCTAGCCTTATTTGCAAAGAGTATAGGAGTGGTGTTATACACAATTCTACAAACCTCCATACAAACAATAGCATCCTGCATACTCCATCTACCATCACAGGCTCTAGCATTAGCCCAGCCTGTAAACTCCTTAAATGTACAATCCTTAATTTTCTTTTTCATTTACTTACTACTGCCTCCTCTTATAAAGAAATTGATAATAAACATCACAAAGAAAATAACCTTAAAGGAAACTCCAATCCCTAATAATCCAGCCACAAAAGCTATTAAAAAACTCTCTACCAGAGTTACTCCTGCTGTTACTAAAATCACAAGTAATACATATCCAAACATTACTCAGCCTCCTTAGTTCTCAAAAACTCATTTACTAAATAAAAATCTTTATCCATAATAGATAAATGCTCCTTAGCTCCGCCTTTTCTATACACAATTACAGGGCTCTCCTTAGGCTTTCTATCTTTCTTAGGTTTCTGGGCTCTAAGTACCTCATAGGCTCCTACTGTAGGGATAATCAAATAGCCCTTACTTTCCAGAAACTCCTCAAACGCCTTTAGCTGGCTCATGTGTAGCATATTTCTAATAGCCATATTATTTACCCTCACTTTCTTCTGGTACTGCCTCCAGTATTCCAGCCTGTGTAAGCTCATAGATAGTATCCGTTACAATGTCTAACTCAGATCCGCCTACATGATAGCTACCCTCTACCGCTACATCCACATATAAATCCCTGTGCTCTGTTCTCACGGAGATCTGTACACATGGAATATCATACTCATCTGAGATATAAGCGATCTTAGTATTATCCTCATCGGCATCCATTAAAAATTTATGGTACCATTCATGCTGATAAGCATATCCGATACCTGCTAAACATCGTTCTCCAGCATCGCTCCACTCTTTACCTGTCTTAAATCCGTACTCTCTAAGTACTTCTAAATCAATGCCCTCTTTTACTCTTAAACTCATATTACTCAGCCTCTCTTTCTTCTAATCTCACTCCGCCATACTCCCAGAGGTCCTTTTTCATCTCATCCATATCTAGCTCTCCATTTTGCCAGCGTTCATAGTACTGTAATACCAGCTCTGTAAACTCTGGTATCTTCTTTGCATAGGTCTTTTTCCAGTAGTGATCCATGAGTACCTCCATAGGAAGTACTAAGAGTAATGTCATAGCTGTATTTATAGCATCCTCCATAGCCTCCTGTTTGATCCTCTTAAGATCCTCCTCTGTTACCTGCCTTACTGCATTATGGAGCTGTGATCTGGTTAAATTATAGGTTTTTACCTGCTTACCTTTTTGCTTTTCAAGCCTACGCCTCTCAGCTCTACCCACACTTAACACTCCTCTCTCATATAAATCTTACTGGCTCTCCTACCCTTTTTACCATTAAGAACCCACTTACTGAGTTATCCTCTATCTGAGGTAGTGTATTTACATAAAGCTCTATACCTAACTCCTCTCGGAGTTCTCTGTTTATACTCTCTAAAGGAGCATTTACAAGATAATTCAACTCACTCATAGTAGTAGCTGTAAAAGGCTTTCCTATAAAATCTCCCATTACACCTACTCCCTCATCTCTTACCCTGCTCCACGCCTCCTTAAGCAAAATCATTAACCTACTTACATCCATGATATACCGCCTCTACTTTCCACCGCTTAAGAAACTCCTCCAGAGAGTTATACTCAAACTTATAAGCTCTTACCGATACCACCAGTTTATTTCCTGTGCATCTGGTTTTAATCGGATACACCTTACCGCTCTGGAGCTCACACTCTACCCCTATGTATCTAGCTTTTATCATCCTGCTCCTCCTGTACCTGCATAGCCTGTAATCTGTTTAATAGTCTATTGGTATCCTTAATGGCTAACTCCAGATCTATAGGATCCATCTTTCCATTAAGCCTCTGCTCCAGATCTGTTACCCAGCTATCGTTATCCCACCATCTCCACGGTAAAATACCAGCCTTATCTAAGACTTTCTCAACGCTTTTCCACGCCTGTAGCTCTTTCTCTACACTCTGGAGGCTTTTTAACTTATTTTCTGCCTCCTCTAAATCCTTTGCTAACTTTGTGCCTAACCTCTGCCCTATAGCACTCTTTACTACCTTATCCTCCAGATAATCCTTACAGTACTCCGCCCTGTCATTGTAAAAGGGGATCCTATCCTCCTCCAGCCGACTAAAGATAATGTACTTATACACACCTACAGGCTCCTCTATCTGCCTGTACAATGCCTTTTTAACGGTTCTCAAACCTTTAGTATCTGGATTAAAATAGATAAGCCCTACATGATCTGGGAGCTCCTCTTTCTTTACCAGCCCCTTAGGTACTACAAAATAAAACTCATTACAGTACTGTAGGTATAAATGCCATTTATTATCCTGTAGAAAATCATTTCTACTCACTTTGATCTCATAGCCGATAATATTAGGCTTTGTATAGCTCTTTGTGATAGCCAGCCCATCAAACTTAAGTAGCCCCTGCGGATCTGGAAAATAAGTACTACAGGTTTTACACTCTGTTATAAAATAACTG